CTTGCCAATAAGAAAAAGTAGGACTATCAGGGGGCATGTGATAATACTACTACCGGTTTCCTTAAAACCCGGGTCATAGACTTAAATATGACTTCATCATTTTACTGATGCTGTTTTCATGCAAACGAAATTCAGGACATGAAACAGTTAGTCCTATAGAAAACCTGAAATCTATAGGATACTTTGGTGGTACTCACTCAGATGTTAAGACGGGGGGGATGCTTATAAAGCAACCCATGTCAAAATCATCTGCACCAGCTCTCCCATACTCTAGACTAGTCGCATTTTGGTAATCAAGGAATAGTTTTTGTTGTGGGGCTGATTGTGAATAATAAGTCGGGATATTCGGACCGGTGACGAGAACTGCATTGCTTCTACTGTGGGTCGGGGCATATGCAGGAACTGTGAACTCGGCACCGGCGCGATCGCTGGAACTGGAAATCGCTACGATAACGCCTGATAAATCTGAAAATGAGTCGTGAGTTATGGGATCTTTGGGGATTCTCATCAGTGTATTTTCAGCTACGGGGCCTGTTGTATCGGAAACGCGCAACGAGGCTGTTACAATACCTCCTCCTAGATGGATCGATTTTACTCGTACTCCACCTCGGGAAAGTGCAAACATGGAACCAAGTTGCGACATTAGGTCGGCTCCGTAATAGGGTTGGTCTGCGCCTATCGTAGGATTTTTGTTAGCTACGTGATACAGGAACGGATTAATAGCGATAAAATCACTAGTAACCGCGGGGGATGTTCCATTAATCATTTTCAATATTCTAGTATTACGTAACAATTGTCTTAGGGACGTGATCTTTTCTCCTATGCAGTAGCGAGCTGCTAAGTTGTCTGGATCATTGAACGGGACGGCATTTCCGATAACGGCTGACTTCATAGTTTTGCCTGGGGTACCGGTAATGTTGGATTGTGGTGCGGCTATTGGGGACTGGCCGAACACTGGGTGGTCGAAATTCGAACGGGGGACTGCAAACTCAAATCCTGGGGCTGCACGAACGTAGTAATTGATGGTTACGTTGGTATTCACTGAAGAAGGTCCAACGAGTTCATCAACAACATACACTGTGAGAAGACCTGAGTAGTCGTGTTCTATATCATAATTGGGTCGATATGCTCTGAAAAAATGATATGGGATACGGAATTCAACTATATTGTTTGTACGGACGTCTACAATTTCACGCCAATTATATACACTCTGATCCATCGTAGGAGCAATGGGAGTAATATAAAGGCTGTTAGGTTGATAGACAAAAGCCAATCTGCCGGAATGCATGTTGGTTTTTACAATATGGAATCTAATAATAATATCACCTCTCCAATATTTAAAATTTCGGGCCATGAAGCTCATAGGGGTATTACAGAAATTGATGATACCGTCCTGATTATAGGATCTATACAGGAACGGTGACACCTTAATCTCTGCTAACTTAGTATTGGTGTCCATAGCATAGTTCCAATCAAAATAGTCGATATAGGATTCTCTGGTCAGGAATGAATCGAGGGCCAATTCATCTAAATCTGTACCAGCGTAACCTGGAAGAACCTCAACTTGATTTGTTGAAACAAGGGCCATAATTTTTGAGTTATCTGAGGCATCTGTGTGTTGCATACCCCACATAACATCTTTTTGCATTTTAGAAGCTACATCTAGATTGGCTGGTTTCGCCCATCCGAATGCTCCTGCTACATTGCCTGCTATATCCAGGGCCCATGAAGCAGGTCCAGCAAACGCGGACAACACGGGGATTGCTCCGAGAATGTTGGAAACTTTGGAGGCTATGCGTAAGCCACTCTCGACAGGCCCAATGCCTTTGGATTTTTGCTCACTCTCAGTAGACGGCTTCTTCTTTCCTGAACGGATAGCCGACTGGGGATAAGCGGGAACTTCCAAATGCACATTGGACATGCTAGCCCATATAGTGTAGCCAACTGAGATAGGTTGGCCCACTCCTGTGGTAATGGGCGTAATAGGGAACAAATATACTCTACCTAAAGACGCAAAAGAGGAAATGGTAGGATAGGATAGAGGGAGACTATTATACGCTGATATAAATGGGACTGTCAATTCTGCACATGTAGTTGTACTTACGTCTACTTCAACATGCGGGAGTTGGCTGCGCTGGACTACTGAAAAATAGTGCGCATTATACCAGGAGGTCGCGACACTATCGTCCATTCCGCCGTTAGACAGAAAGGCGAGTCTATACAATCCCTGCTGAAAGGGATTTGCATTAACAGTGACGCTGTAGGTAATATCTCCTCTCCAATAGGCATAACCTTTCCACTTGGAGGAGTATATTTCATTTGATAGTACATTGTTGGGATGAACAATTGGCGGGATCGAAGTAGCAGTATCAGCTAACGTGAGATCACCTGAAGCAACACGGATGGGTTTTGCAAACCATTCGTTCAAAAATGCGCTATCATAGGGTTGGGTGTTTATAAAAGCAGTTGGAATGTTAACATTACGAACGGGGGTCGTTTCTTCACATTCAGCATCTGCCATAAATTCGGTTGTACCGGAGATCTGGGCTTCCGGGGGGCCCTGCTCAGACTTATAGGGCTGAGCACCATCCTCTTGTATTTCGTGGACTTTTGAAAACCA